AGAGTACCCTCCAAAACCTTTTTTGCATACTCATACCGTTCGTGACAAATTCCGTTAGTGTTAAATCCCGCGGTTGTCACAACCCATATAAGCGGCTGGGTTCGCGCAACCGTTCCGCCTTTTAAGATATCATATACCTCGCGGTTCTTGTGTGCGTGAAGCTCGTCAATCAAGCCGACGTATACATCCTTGCCGTCGAGGGTTCCCGCTTCCTTTGAAACAGGCTCAAACTTTGATGCGGTAGACGGAACGCTTATATTGTTTGTGTAGACGTTCATAAAGCTTTTAAGCTCAGGAGATTTCCCCACCATCTGACGCGCGGTCTCAAAAATAATCTTTGCCTGGTCGCGCGATGTCGCCGCCGAATAGATTTCGGCGCCGCTTTCGCCGTCAACGGTCATACAGTAAAGCGCCGTTGTTGCCGCGTCGGTTGATTTTCCGTTTTTCTTTGCGATTTGTTCGTACACTTCCGAAAAACGCCGCTTTTTATCTGCCTTGCGCTTCCATCCGAATACACAGCCTTGTATAAAGCATTGCCAAAGCTCGGGGGAAATCGGCTTTCCGGCACAATCACCCTTATAATGGCGGCATAATTGATAAAATTCAAGCCGAATTTCCGCGGCTTGTTTATCATAATAATAGGGATAGCCCTTGCGCTGTGCTTTTTTCAAGTCATCAAGATGCCGCCTTGCCGCAAGCTTTACAAGCTTACCTGCGATAATCTCACCCGCAAGTACCATCTTTGCATATTTCGTTGCCCTGTCCATTATTTATCCTTTCTTTCGATTTTGTTATGTCATAAGCCGAAATCAAAATAATTTTTCATTGCGGTTGGGCGCGGCAACCGTATGGGCACCGGGCAATTATTCAACAAAATTATTTTGATTTTGGGATGCCCTTTTTCAAATAAAGAAAAGGCGATTATCCATCACCGCTGCTTGCTCTTTTAATAAGAGTAAGTAAGGGATTTTCTTCATCTTCAAACTTTTCCGCCGACAGATTTGCCCTTGACGCAGGTGTCAGACCGAATTCACGGCCGAATTTTAACATATTCGTCATTGCGGTATTGGCAACCCCCACAGCAGGGTGTTGAATTGTGCAGCCGTTTGACGTAACCTCGGTTATTCCCTCTGCACGTTTTATCTTTTCGGCGGTCACCCATGTATCAACACATTGACAGTATGCACAAAGCGCCATATAATCAGCGTCGGTCATAAGTCCGTTTTTTGCAAGAAGCGGAAGCACCCGCTTCCACTCCTTTTTCGCATATTTCCCGAGCCACGGCGGTGCCTTGTTCGTATCGTCAGATAAGCCATATTTCGGCTCACTGTCATTAAGTCTGCGGTTACCCGGGTTTCCTTCAAGCATTTTAAGCGCCGTCGGTTTGGCGGCCGGTCCTCGACTTCCCATTTTATTTCACCCCTTTTTATACTCCGTCACCGAGACGAAGGTGTTCAATCATCCAGTTCATCCCCATAGGCATAACCGATGAACCTCCGATTTCCTCACGGTTTTCATAATAGTGCATTGCAAGTCTTTGAACCGCAAGCCGGTACAAGTCCTTATCGGTATCTCTCGGGATTCCGGCGGCTTCAAGAGTGTCCTGAGCCGCGTTAATCAGCTGTTTAAGTAAATCATCTTCATCGTCCCACTCGATTTTCCCGTATTGTTTAACAGAGGTTAAATAATCTTTTCCCATAATAAAATCACCTTAAAATTATTTTAATTTTTAATTCCGCATTCCGTCCTAACCCCCCACCCTAAAAACCTGCGTGCAAAAACAGAAGACTAATGCGGCGGTCAGGAGCGTTCGTGCGATTTTTTTGACCCCCGGGGGGGCTAACGAAAAAAATTTTAATATTTTGCGTGACACTTATTGCAAAGCGGCCGCAGATTAGACTGAACAAGAGCAAGCTCGGGATATTCTCTGAGCGGCTTGATGTGATGCACCATTTCAGCACGCTTGAAACGCCCCTCAACAAGGCAGTCTTGACACAATCCGTAGTGGCTTGCTATCGACAAAGCCCTCGCCTTTTGCCATGCGGATGACTTATAAAAAGCATCTGACGCACTGTCACGCTTATGTGTGTCATATTCTCTTTGCCTTGCGGCTTCTCGCCTTTGTTTTTCCTCTCTGTGCTTCTTGCAGTATGTTGTCCTCGTCAGTATATGACAACCTATCTTTCGGCACTCTCGCATAGGTTTTTGACCCATTTTTAATACATCTCCCCTCGACCCGTGACATAACCATAATATATATTGTGTTTGTATTTTAAAAACAACCTCCAAACCGCTTGCAGCAAGAGGTTTACGGAATTCAAAAATATATACACAAACGTTCGTATATTATGTTTACATCGCTATATTTTAAAGTTAATCATCGCCTGTGTTACGCGCTCTTTTGTCACACCGATATAAGTCAGCGTATCGCGCTCGGCTGAATGGTTAAGCCACACTTTTATGGTTGCCAAATCCTTTGTCGCACGGTAATAATGATAGGCACATGTCTTGCGCATACTGTGCGTTCCGAGATTAAGCCCATACAATTCGCCTTCGTGGTGAAGCACCTGCCACGCCATACGTCTCGACAGCGGCTTGTATTCGTTATCCCTTGTCGGAACAAGAGCTTCCTGCGGATCTCTTCCGGCACAATATTTTTTAAGCGCCTTTTGAAGTTCCGGCGAAAACGCAATGGTTATTTCCTTGCCTGTCTTGCTCTGTCTGAATGTATGCGTCTTTTTGTTCGCAACATCCCCCACGCGCAGGCTTAGAATTTCATTGACCCTGAGTGCAAGAAGAGTTCCCATTAAAAACATAATGTAATACTTTTCGTTCCACTTATAAAGGTCGCTTTTTATCTTGTGGTATAACGCCTTATCCCGTATCGGTTCAACCGATTCCATTTCACCACCGCCTTTTTGTTTACCGCCGTGTCCCGCCCTCCACACGTTATAAAAAATATTGCGGTATAATTTGCCCTTGAATTGCCAAAAAAAAGGACGCCGAAAACGGCGCCCACAAAAGGGAGAAAGCAATAACGTGAACTTTTCTTTTTGTTCACAGTATACACTATATCACATTAAAAGCGGAAGTAACAGGAACTTTCCGGAAGTTTTCGGAACTAAACGGAACAAAACGGAACTAAACGGAACTAAACAGAACTTTCCGGAAGTTTCCGGAACAAAACGGAAGTTTTTTTGCTTAAAATACAAAAAAAGTCTTGACAAATAACGCAATGCGTGGTATAATATAATCAGAAAGTGAGGTGATAATAAATATGGCAGAAAAAATAATAGCTACCTTAGAGCTTATAATCGGATTTGCAACAATCCTAAACGCGATAATAAAACTCTTACAGTAGCTAATCCGAGAGGGAAACCCCTCTCGGAAATATATTATACCATATTTATTAGGTTTATGCAAGGTTTAAATATAAGTGATTTATTTATTGCTCTGCTTGTATTACTACACGCAATATCCAAAAGTCAAAATACAGTTATATCGGTTATATTTTATATTTCCGTTCTGTTGTGGTACGGCTTACGTATAATTTTTAACTTAAAAGGCAGGTAAACAATTATGTCTTATGATGATGTAAAAAGAGCAAGAACAGACGCAGGGCTTACTCAGAGGGAGATGTCAGACCGTTTTAAAATTCCAATCCGAACGATATCGGATTGGGAGCGTGGTCTGCGCACTCCCCCCGAATGGGTTTGTATGCTTCTTGTAAATGCATTAAAAAAAGACGGGGAATAAACTCGTCTTTTTTTATACTCCAACAGGAAGCCACTTATCCGCCGTATGTTCAAGCTCTTTTATGGCTCTGCCGTTCAAGGTCTCACGCACCCACTTTTCCGACATCCCCATAGCCTCTGCGACCTCTTCCCAGGTTTCGCCCTCAATGTATTTAAGCTGGAGAAGCATTCGGTGTCTCATATTACTGACTGTTGCAATCGCATTTTGAACATCGCATATATACTTTTTGGATTCTTCTATTTGCACGCTGATGCGTTGCACCTTGTCTATGTATTTAATGTTCCGTTCTTCGGTGCTGTTCAGGCGTGAACTTTGAACCGCCGTATTTTTGGGGTATGACGTTATCCTTATAGAATCTTCAAGTGCTTCACGCTTTTTATTTTCAAGCTCAGCAAGCATTTTTTCATAAAATCTGTAACCCTCAAGCCACATCTGTGTAGTCAATCTATACCCCTCCCAACGGTTTTACTCATTTTTTTCGAGGACATCAATTATCCCGCTTAAAAGTGAAATTACGCCTCTTGCTATTAACAACCAAAATATCGTCCATAATGAAATATCAAGTTTTCCTTCTGCCAACAATCCGACAAGCAAAATTAAAAGTAAATCTAACAATCTTTCATTCCCCCTTTTGTTTATACCACTTACATATGCCGTCCCTGCAATACAACCGATTCAGTATATCGCACCTTCCGCCGCGGAGGTGGACGCAAATTGATTTTAGGCTCCGCCTTTGCCTCCTTCGGCGGAGGTAGGATAAGTTGTTCATTTATCTGCTCCCTCTTTTAATTCGATATACCTGCTTAAATACCATTGCGCCTTTTTCAAATCTTCAAGCTCCGTATCGGGGTTCTTCTTGCCGGCACGGCTTATGTATTTTATCACGTTTCCCAAGTGATACGGAAGCTTCTTATCCTCTATGAAGTCTATGACCTCGATTTTCCCGTCCGTGTAATGCGACGGGTGATTTATGTTGTCGGTTTCCGTTTTAGGTTCAAATTCCTTTTTTACTCTCTCGCAGTACGCGTCTAACGCTTCTTTCGACGCTCGTATCTCAAAGTTGAGCTTTCGCCAGTTTTTAAGCCACTCCTTAACCGTCAACCCTCATTCCCCCTTTTGTTTATACCACTTACATATGCCGTCCTTGCAATACAGCCGATTCAGTATATCGCACCTTCCGCCGCAGAGGTGGACACAAATTGATTTTAGGCTCCGCCTTTGCCTCCTCCGGCGGAGGTAGGATAAGTTGTTCATTTATTTGTTTTCCTCTTTTAATTCGATATACCTGTTCAAATACCACTGCGCCTTTTTCAAATCTTCAAGCTCCGTATCGGGGCTTTTCTTGCCGGCACGGCTTATGTATTTTATCACGTTTCCCAAGTGATACGGAAGCTTCTTATCCTCTATGAAGTCTATGACCTCGATTTTCCCGTCCGTGTAATGCGACGGGTGATTTATGTTGTCATTCATTTTCCTATCCTCACTTACATTCATTCTTCAATTCCTCCAGTTTCTTTTCCGCGTCCTCACGAAAATAATCCATTATCAAT